GTCAGCAGACTGAACAGTCCACCCAGCTGCTGCTCCAGTTCAAGTTGAGTGAGGCGAACCTCTTCAGCGGTTGTGCGTTCGCTTTGACGAACCGACAACACAAGGAAGGCTTCAGAGAGACGACGCTCAAGGGTGGCCATCATGTTGGCAGCCGTAGCAAAGTCTGCGGTCTTACCAACTTGGATCACACCAATATCATCAGGTCGTCCTTGAACGATGGCACCGTTGCCTGCCTGGGCGATGGTCTGGGGTTTGGTCGTGCTTGAGGGTGATACCACGAAGACAACCTTTGCAGCTGCTGCAGAACCTTCTGTGAGGGCCTGAGCAAGTGCTTCAAGAGAGCGGAAGTCACCAAGGAATTCCTCCACCCTGCCCCGGCCATAGTTCTCACCATCAACGGTGTTGAACCTCAGGACAAGGAACGGGCTGGCGTCTTTGGGAGCCTTGCCTTCGGTACCAGGGATGCGCTTATCAAACGCTTCCTGATGCCAAAGCCAACGGTTGTTGTCAAGACGAACATGGGTGTAGACCTCAACATCACCATCAGTCATGGTTCCATTGCCACCAATATCACCAGGGTGATTGGGCTTGGGGTCCATGTCTAGAAAGTTCTGAGGCAGGAGACTGCGATTAATCAGCTCCTTAGTAACAATCTCAATGACGTTACCACTGCCATCTCGTTCAACGACATACCGGTTCAATGGATAGTGCTTGAGCCCATCCTTGCCCATGTACAGCAGGGCGTTACCACCAACAACCAAATGCTTGATAGCTTGGTGAACAGTAACTCGATCACTAGAAGCAGCAATCGAATCCATCACCATCCGTTCAAGCTTGGCAAAGCTCAGGTCAAGTTCAGAGCGGATCTCAGCAGGCAGGTCAGTGCCCAGCTTGTCATCACGAACTTGAAACTTGAAGAAGGTGGTTTGCGGAGGGAGCAATGACAGCATGAGTTTTGCTGCCAAGGTCACCACACACTTTGCACCTACGGATTGCCAAGGTGTTGGGAGTTTTTGCCAGGATGTACGACCCTCATCATTTTGGATGAGGTAAGGAAGGGTCAACCTAGAGCATTGAACCGCAACGTCGAGAAACTGAGCACGGTTGCGTGTCAGTTGATCGTACCTAGATCGTGCGGTCATTTAATCAACCAATGTTTACGTTGCTATTGGAACTAGAGCCACCAGTGTTCAAAGGAATACGGAGAGCCGCAATACCCTTGTTGATACCTTGAGTGGACTTACGCTTGGACATAGAACTCTTCACACCACCAGTGGTTGCGAGAGTCGAATTAACAGTTGCCGGGGGAGGCGTGAACTTAGGCTTGATTGCCTCAGCCTGAGCTTGCATAGCAGCCATCCGCTTCTCACCCTCAGCAGAAATACGAGCAGCTTCACGCTTTGCGTCTTCAGCTCGATGCTCAGCAATACGGCTAGCGTTACCAAAACACATGATTAGAGTTCCTCTTCGGAAATACGATTGGCAATCCACTCAACAATTGAACGCTGACCACTCTTGTACATGATCATGTTGATTGGATCATTAGGTTGTGGCAGGAACTGAGGAAAGCTATCTTCAAGTTCTGCCAACAACGCTTGAACAGTAAGCCCAAGATTAAGCGTACTGTGGGAGGTTTGGATTTGCATGTTCAAAGAACGCTGGCATACGAGCACGTTTGGTCTCGGAAAGCTCGGGAGCCTTACCCTCGTACATCAGACGATCACTTGCATCCAGCCAAAATTTTTTGTTCAGATATTTGTTGGTGTGTACCCCAGTAAGGGGTTGCATCACCCAATTAATGGTTGCTTTCCTGAGCTTATCGAGAGAAGGACTCCAATCGAGACCAAGCTCACGACATACCAGGCTATTCGTTGCCACATGGACTTGCTCATCTCGACTGATATCGGCGCTCACTGTTCGGAGACCAGCGTCACCATTAAAGCGGAAGAACGGGAGTAGAACGAAGAAAATTGCACGCTCGGCCACCATCGCCTTGAGGACCGTGTGATCTGGATGCGAGATCCAAGCATCCCTAAGTCGCTTTGCTTCCTCTTCAGCTGTCTTGTCCACCCCAATAGCGTTGGCGATGTAACCGAGAGCCAAGTCGTGTTTTTCCTCGTCCCGGATATTGGACAAAAGGAGATCCCTTGCCATTTCTGGAACTTCATGTTTCAAAGCCTCATGGATAAAGTCACCAACCGGCAGTTCCATATGACGGATAGCAAGGGCACGGAAGATGGTTTCTTCCGCACCGTCTGCCAACTTGCCAGCTGTAGTCTGAACAGGAGTCCAGGTTCGTTTACGAGTCAGGAGTTTTTGATAAGGGTTCATTCGCCGCAATTACACTGTGGAGCAGGATCGTTAAGAATCGACTCCAGGTAATCGTCCACCTCAGACTCATCCAATGCAGCGTAAGCACTGGTCTTGTCTTGTGTGTCACCCATTACCTGAAGCGAGTAATAAAGGGAGGTCTGCGGAGATTGCAGCCACTCTTCAATAAACGCTTCGTCATAGGTGATCACATCAGACCAACTATTGAAGCTGTAACCGTGAAGAAGTCCCGTCTTATCAAGCATTGAAACAATGCCATTTACTACATTGAAGTAGTCATCCCAGCCAACTTCAGACGCGACCTCAACAGGACCGTAGTCAAAGCTCTGGACACCAAAGGTGCCAGAGTCACGGTCAACATGACGTGAGATGGGAGGGGCGATCTCAGGACAGGTGGTGAACCCATCGAGATCGGTATAGCGGTAGCTGCAGGAAGCCGTAGGGGCAATGGCAAAAGCCCGCTCCATCCGGTTGGCCTTGGCCACTTGGGCTGCAGCAATAATCCCAGCCCGCAATTCGTGGGCCAGGACGGAAGCAGGGGTGTGAGCATGAGGCTCCTTGGCATTAAGAGCCTCCAGAGCCTTACCAAACTCTTTGTACGTCACACCGGAGCGACGGAGCAGGTTAGCCAGTCCGAGCATTCCCAGACCGACCTGGCGATCCGTCTCCGCAGGGAGGTACTCTCCGCTATCTCCAACGCCTGTTTTGGCATGGAGGGCGCACAGCTCGGACATTCCGTTGACAAATGCACTTTGAATGTCATTGAGTTCGCATGCGCCAAGGTTGACATGTTGCAGTAGACAGGTTCCCCGTGAGGGCAGGTACACTTCCAGGCAAACGTTTCCCCGGATTCGATTTCCATTTCGATCTACCTTTGTTTTGTTCAACCAAATGTCGCCTTGCCGGATACCCTGCAGGAGAGCATCCCTTACTTTTTGCGTCGCTTCGTTCCACCAATGCGGGTTAATATTGACGCAACGCTTGATCCAAGGTAGATCAGCCCGGCTAGCAGTAATAAACTCCAGCACATCGGGATGATTAAGATCAAGATGAGCAACCACAGCTCCATTTTTATACACCCCGCCTCTGCGAAGAATTTCGTTAAGGGTTGAATAGATCTTGGCAAACGACACGGGGCCAGAGGCCACAAGACCTTTGCCATTCTCTGCACCTTTTGGACGAAGCTTGCTGAGATGAACAGCAACACCCGCTCCATAGCGGAGTGCATGGCTAACAAAACGCCATGATGCTTCGATTCCGTTTGGTCCTTCCATCTCATCCTCCACCACGAACACGGTGCAGGAGACGGGTAAACGAGAGGTGGGGTCGTCGATCCAAGACTGCACCCGCCCAGTGCGGGCGATGAGTTCTTTAGTGGACATTTTAGACAAGACTAATAAGTGAAGGTTCAAAGTAATTAGGCCCTTTGAGGATCTTTCCATCCTCACGACGTATGGGCTGACCGTCGTCTCCAAGCTTGCTCATGTTGCTAGCGTGGACTTGGTTGTAAGCAACCTGAAGATCCCAGCCAAAGGCTGCTGCCATCTGGTGACAAACGTAGACAAGATCAGCCAACTCCTTGAGCAGGTGTTCTCTAGCTCGCTTGTTGTTGATGTCTTCGCGGAGATCTAAATATGCATGAGCAAGTTCAAGGTGCTCTTCATCGATCAAAGTCTGCTGCAGCTTCAACGAGGTAGTCGTCAGACCAATCGGCAGCTGATACGCTTCGCGAAACTGGTGTGCTCGCGTCTGGTATTGATCGTAGGGAGCGCAAGTTGTCAAGCTCATTCGTTAGATAGTGGATTGCTTTTTCAAGATCTTGCTCGGCAGACTCTTTGTAGCCTGCACGGCAAATGTATTTGATGGCATTGCCAAGGTGGAAGTTGAGGCCCTGGTCACGGATAAAGTCCCAGACTTGGATTAGTCCTCGTCGGTAGTAACTTGGGCCGATTTGGGAGCTGGCCATTTTTTAACTAGATTAGAGAGTGAGTTGCCAAGAACAAAGCACTGATGCTGCAAGGCAAGGAACACAGTGATGATGTCCTCCTTGGATGAATCAGGATGCCTTAGCGCATCTTCAATCTGCCTGAGCTTGAACTTCTGCTCCATTGTCATTTCGACTATCGGTGCAGGGAGGGCTCCAGAATCGGATGGAATTGGACTGAAAGTCATAGTCAGTGTGTTGCAGGATTTTT